ACACTAGTCCTACAGCAAGACTAGACAAAGACCCACTAGGTTTCTCAACACTATCATATCCTAAAGATTTAGTTAATGATGTTACAAATGGTCATTATATGCTATTTTATGTCAATATGCAAAACAAAACAAGATTTCCTTACACACGAGCAAAAGATGGTGTTGAGATAGGAAAAAAGATTATTAAACCAGTATATAAAGTTGTAGATCAAGGTGCTCCTGGAGACAATGATTTTAAAGAAGTTTTAACGCAAGATGAAAGTATTACAGGTGGTGGTGCAATTCAACATACAAACATGAGAGATATTGATAATGCTATCAAAAAACAACAAACTATAGACAATTCAGATGTTAAAAAACTTCGTAAAGAGCAGACTAGGATAAAAACAGGTCTTGGTGCTCAAAGTTTTATGCAGAATACAGTAAGAATTACAGATTCCATCGCAATATATTTACCACCAAATGTTCAAGATAATTATACAACGACATACAATGCAACAGAAACAGGAATATTAGGATTTTTAGCTGCGTCAGGCGGTAGAGCCATTGAACAATTAAAACAAAATAACTATCAAGATTTTGTTAAAACTTTAAGAGAAACTGGTGGAGGTGTGCTTGAACAAGTTTTGAAAGATGTAGGTATAGGTATAGTTGAGGGATTAGTGCAGGCAGAGGGTGGTTATGAGTTAGTAAATAAAGTATTTGGTAGATCAACGAACCCATATATGGAAGTATTATTTGGTGGTCCTGAATTAAGAACATTTACATATAACTTTACATTTGCGCCAAGAAATGCTGAAGAACAAGAAGAAGTGAGAAGAATTATAAAACTGTTTAGATTTCATCAAGCACCTGAATTAAGAGATCCTGGAAGACCTAATATGTTTATGGGTCTACCTTCAGAATTTGATATCCATTATATGTATCAACCTAGTAATGGTACACAAGCATATGAAAATCCATTTTACAATAAAATTGCAACCTGTGTATTACAAAGTGTTAATGTTGATTACACACCAGGCGCAGTTAATTCACATCAAGATGGCGCACCTGTTGTAATTAAGATGGGATTAAACTTTCTAGAAACAGAAATGATAACTAAAGACCATGTAATAGAAGGATATTAGATGACATTTTTTCAACATTTTCCTTTGATGGCATATGATATTAAAGGCACGCAAGAATATAAACTACTACCACAAATTATCAAACGAGTAAAACTTCGTTCAGGTATTAGAAGTGGTGTATTTCTATTTGATAAGTATGATGTCAAAGATGGTGAAAAACCTGAAGATGTAGCATTTAAGTGGTATGGTGACGCAGGTTTACATTGGGTTATATTGATGACAAATAATATTACCGATAGATATTATGAATGGCCGTTGACACAACCACAGTTTCAAGAGTTTATAGAAGATAAGTACGGACTAGCAAGTATTGATTCAATACATCATTATGAGATAACACAAACAAGTGGTAGAACATCATCAAACGGTCCTAATGACTATTCACACTTGGTAGAGTGTAATTCAGACGAGGACGGTGCAGTTGCAGTAACAAATAGACAATATGAGCAAAGACTACAGGATAAATATAGACAAATAAGACTATTAGACACAAAATATTTAAGACCGTTTGTAGAAGAATTTGAACGATTGATACAGGAGTAATATCATGCCAGGTTACGACCATCTTAATTTCCCAGGCGATTATAAGTTAGATGAAATTAAGATAATTAATGCAGTAGGTGAACCATTAACATTAAGAATGGGACAAGTACAAGAGTTAAACATTTACGAAGATATTAACTCTAGTTCTCTTACAGGTTCTATGGCCATCATAGACGCACACAATATCATCACACAAGCACAATTACAAGGTAATGAAAGACTTATATTTAAGTTACATACACCAGGTAATTCAGAAGAAAATAAAGTTATGTATGTGGATGCTACTGAACAAACAGGTCATCCTTTTCATATATACGCATTATCAGATAGAGTTAATCTTACTGAAACTACAATGTCATATACTTTACATTTTTGTTCAAGAGAATTATTTAGAAATGCGAGAACAAGAGTAAGTCAAGCGTATAATGGTGGTCTTGCTGAATCAGTTGTAAGCATATTACGGGATAGAGAAGGATTAGACACTAGAAAGAATATATTTTTTGAAAAAACAAGAAATCAAGATAAGATAGTCATACCTAACATACGCCCATTTGACGCTATAGACATGATAGCAAGTAAAGCATTATCTAAAAATGGTAAAGGCGCTGGTTATTATTTCTATGAAACAACAAAAGGATTTCATTTTAGAAGTTATGAGAATATGTTAGGAAACTTATCTATGTATCCTAGAGAGGAAACGGTTACTCTACACTTTACACCTAAAAAGGTACATAACAATATATACATGAATGAACATGGGATTGATTCCTACGAGTTTCTACAGCATTATGATACATTATCTCAACAAGCGTCAGGAACATACGCTAACCGTGTCATAACGCATAATCTATACGATAAATCATATAGTATTAAAGATTATCATTATCATAATTACTTTTCTGATATGTTTCATGCTGATCAAATAGGTACAGCGTCAATGAAAAACTTTCACATTAGTAACTCACCAGTTGATGACGAGTTGAGAGAGTATCCTGANAAGGGTCATAAGACAGCGAGTGATTATCCAAATAGTAAAGTTGTATTACAGCCGTCAACAAGATTTCTACATAATGAAGATACAGGTATCTTTGGCACATCACCTGATAATGAGGGATTGACAGAAGGTATACGAATATCGCAAGAAAATCAAGTAGAAAACAGCACAAGAGTTAAGGTGGTCATGAAAGGACATAGTTATCTACAAGTAGGTGATATTGTTAATTTTAGACTACCATCAATGGAACCTAACAAAGGTGATAAAGTAGGTTATGGTTATGATGAACACCATTCAGGTCGTTATCTTATCGCAAAATTAAGACATAGAGTTATCAAGAGTGAATATAAGATGGTACTTGAATTAGTCAAAGATAGTGTTTACAGGAAGTATCAAGACGCAGAAAACGACTATTACGAAGTCAACGAAAGTTATAATAGTAAGACACAGGATATATACGACCTAGACGAGTTTAACATAGGCGAATCAGCATCGCCAGGTCATCCAAGTAATCGTACATAATCTCTCTATCCCACAGACTTTAGAAGATTTTTCCTAGAACATTATAACAGGTATCCACCCAATAGTCAAGCATAATCCTCTCATGGATTCAGTATAAATAGTCATATGAACAAGATTAAACGCTTGACAAAGGCATTAGAAAGTGTTATAACAGGTCTATTTGGTGGTCGCAGTAATGCATTTAGAGGGGACTCAAAGACACCCTTTATGAGATATGAAGAGCAGCAATTCATTGATAGTGAACATTTACATTATAATAATCGTCATGGATTACACCTAGGACCACGAAAAAGCGTAGATAAAAAGGTCATGTAAACTAAGGGTTTTTATGCTTGACAAGAGAGTGATTGTCATGTATAGTAGGCGGTTATGCAGAATAAAGAAATAGCCGTTTATTACGGATTGCCTTGTGGATAAAGACCGCAGGGTCTCGGAGAAAAAGGAAAAAGATTATGGCAAATTTTATGGGAAAGGATGGTTTTCAATGGTTCGTAGGAGTTGTTGAGAGCAGACAGGACCCAAAGAAACTAGGGCGAGTAAGAGTTCGTTGTTTAGGGTATCACACAGAGGACCTGACGAAGTTGCCCACGGCTGACTTACCATGGGCTCACCCGATGAACCCTATTACAAGCGCTACTGTGAGCGGCGTTGGACAAACCCCATTAGGTGCAGTAGAAGGCACATGGGTGATAGGGTTCTTTCAAGATGGTGCAGACTGTCAGCAGCCTATCATCATAGGGACTTTGCCTGGCGTTCCTTATGCTCTACCTGATAAGGATAGTAACAAGGGATTTCAGGATGCGACAAACGCTAACTATCCCAAGTATCTCGCAGAACCTGACATGAATCGTTTGGCTGTCAATGATCCTAATAATCCTCATAAGTCGTTGACCATTCGTAAGGCAGATCGTGAGAGAAACATAGGGCGTGCAGACTTTAACTCACTAGACATAGCACGAGCAAATGCTCCGTCACCATTGACCATAGCAGCAGATGACGGCACGAACTTCAGCGAACCAGAGACCACATACAACGCAGTCTACCCTCACAATCATGTATATGAGACCGAGGCAGGGCACATCAAAGAATTTGACGACACGCACAATAGCGAGAGNATACACGAAAGACATAGCACAGGCACAGGTTACGAGATCAATGAGTTCGGCACGAAGATCAGCAGGGTCAAGAGTGATAACTATGACCTGATAACAGGCGATAACTTTGCTCACATCAAAGGCAATCATAGTACAACTGTTGATGGCGGCATAAGNGTATTTGTCAATGCAAGTGCAAAGAATAATAATAACTATACGATTGAAGTAGGTAACAAAGCAAATGTCAACATTCAGGTAAATAAAGGTGATGTGAATGTGGTGGCCAGTGAAGGGGCAATCAATATGAAGGGTGAAGATATGAACATAGATATCACAAAGGACTTTAGAGTGAAAGCACAGAGCGTAAACTTTGAGGTCAGCGGGTCATGGAAAGAGATAGTGTCAGGCACAAACAAAAAGACAGGCAGNCGTATAGATTTAAACTAGAAGTGTNTACCCCGCTTTCTNAGCAGTCTGGTTTAGAGTACATAAGGGATCTGTTNNGGCATAGATAAACGCTGTATAAATACATATAAACAAAACTCAGGAGAACNCAATGNNAANNATAATTCTCAAGGAGGGGTCAGATGAAGAACCCTCTAGTCATAAAGATAAGTAAATGGATGTTTAGATTCTATGTCGCATGGTCTATATGTGTTGATATAACATTATTATCAGGTCTTNTNTATTACTTCTTCCTCTACTAAATAGTAATGACACCCCCTTAAACTAGGTTCGCCTGGTTTAGGAAAGATATCAAAAAATTACTCGGAGGAAAATATGACGCAACAATCATTAACTACTCTACATAGAAACTTAGATATACAGATATCTAAACTTGAAAACAAACCCCAACCTAATCAATCATTCATTAAAGATTTAAAGAAACGAAAGCTGCACATAAGGGATCGTTTATCAAAGATCGGTATACATGGTGAGCAATTAGACTTATTCTATACACAGGAAAAAGAGAAGTCAAAGAAGCAAATGCTTCATCTTATACAGAAACAGAAACGAAGGGATAAGGAAAGACGAGCAGCACGAAAACGCAGAATACATGAACTAGCACGAAAGCTAGAAAAGAGTAATTAATCAAGTATTGTTACGAGACCTTTTCAGGAAAAATTTTCTTCTAAAGGTCTCGGAGAACTAAATAGTAGTATGAAAACATTAAAACAAGTTGAAGCGATTGATCTAGTATGTGAAGGTATGTACCAGGATCTAGAGATTACTGAAGCTGAGTATCAAGGTAAGAAGGTTAAACTGAATGACCCNATACGAGGTGGNNNTAAGAANTTTTATGTCTATGTTAANGATGGTGATAAAGTGAAGAAGGTATCGTTTGGCGATACNACAGGTNTATCNATCAAGAGGGATGATCCTGCAAGAAGAAAATCTTTCCGTGCAAGGCACAATTGCGATACAGCAAAAGATAAGACANCAGCGAGATACTGGTCATGCTATCAATGGCGTGCAGGNGCTAAAGTCAATAATTAAAATTNCTANANCCTTTCCCCTATAAATAACAGTATAGATTATGNGGAGNTTGAGATATCAAAATTAAATTTGAAACCTCTTTACATCATAAAATTTTNAANAAGGAGAAAAAGATGTTATTAAGAACAATAACACTAACGGTGGTATTGCTGGGTNTATTTACCTATGCCAATGCAGCCGAAATAACACCATACGGATCGTTTAATTACAAATGGTCTAATGATGAAAACTCATCTGGTGTATCAGTAAATAAACTTGAAGATAATGGTTCTAAAATTGGTATTGACATTGACGACATTGGCGTTGAAGGTCAAACGATTATAGGATTTGCAAAGTTAGAAGTTGGCGTGGATACAGATGATTCTGGTTCTGATACTTTTGATTCAAGACTTGCTTATGTGGGTCTATCAGGAGAAGTAGGTGACCTATCTGTCGGTCGTCAATCTCACCCATTCACGGATAAGATATCTGGTCATACAGATGTTTTCAATGTCTATGGTTCTAATGCAGATTTTAATTATGCTTCAAGATCATCTAACACAATNGCTTTCTCAACAGAATCAAATGGCATTTCTTTTAGTGCTTTAGGTCTAGTCAATGGTACAACAGGTGCTAATGACCAAGACGGTATTGATGAATACGAATGGGCTGCAAGTGCAAAAGTTTTAGGTAGTGAAATATCTATTGGNTATGCAGATGATATTAATAGCGACATATCTTATTGGGGTGCAGGTGCTACGAAAACACTTGGACCACTAACAATAGGTTCTTCATACACAATCAAAGACGCTGCTACTGACCTTACAGGTTATGATNTAACAGCGACAACTACATTGAGTTTGGGGAATGTTACANTAGGATATGGGGATAAAGAAGGTACTGGAACTTANCAGACTTATGGTATTAATAAAGATTTAGGATCTTCTCTAAAAGTATATGCAGAAATGCAAGACGCTAAACTAGATACNAATGTGGACACTAGATCGTGGTCTATCGGTACTAAATTTAGTTTTTAATTAACACGGCATTTCCGCCGAACTACAAGGGGGCTTCGGCCCCCTTTTTTATTTAAACTCTCCAATTATCTTGAATTGATTTGCCTGTAAGGCTGTAATACTTTTCTTTCCAGTTGTCTTTGTATTCGTTCTGGCAGAATCGTTTGATAGGATCATCATACTCACCAGCAAAAAAATAACTAAAAATGGACTCAATAATTTTAAACATTCATAACCTCTCTTTATATAAAACATATACAAATATTTATTGAGAATGACTATGTGNTTAACACATTAAGATTGCAAGGTNTCTATGCGATTACAACATAGTATGTTTTGAGGTAAAAAACTACTACATCTATAATTCCTTGGTCTTATAAGTATGGGTGTGCTTCCCTCAGAAACCCCTCCAAGCTAGCGCTAAGTAGGATAAAGAAGGATGTATTCAATAGTGGTCTTGTGATAGTTGTATTATAGCATAGTGTATTACTTTCAGGAGGTCATTCTTATTCTTACCTTCCTTCTTGCCATATCGTTGAGCATACTTTAGTATATTGCCCATACAGAAACCTGTACCATGACCTTGGTCAATGATGATTTCAGTTGCTTGTCTTTTCACACCATTTGCATAATGTGATTCGTAGGTCTTATCAACGTATTGTTTTAATTCTTTAATTATTTGGCCTTCATTAAATTTATATTCTGGCATGTATTTTTTCTTTCTGTTGTTTAGTTATTGTCATAGGAACGTGTTTCACTATTTTGTTTCGAATTGTATTTGAATCTAATCCTAGTATTTTGCAATATTGCATAAACTGTGGATCGTTACTCATGATCCAATCTATTGCTGATTGTTTATGTTTTAGATACTTCTTACTTGTACCTGTATAAGCAGCGTCTTCGATTGCTTGTGTTAATATACTTGATATAAAATTTTCTTCTGGTAACATTATATTTCCTTTTCAATTTGTGAGAAGTATGCCCAATATTGGTCACCGTTCTCGGTTTCATAATCTATCGAACCTGTATATTTACAGTCCGTGTTGTATTCACCTACTTGATATTCATTTAAGCCAAACTCACCAGTAGATGATATTTGTATACCTGTGATTTTACCTTCTCTAGGTAAAATCTTTCTTCTAAGGTTTACAGATACGTTGTCGCCTACTTTAATTAACATTAGGCATCCACCTTTACATCTTCAAGGTATTCTTTTACCTCGTCAATGTGATTGAAACCGATAAGGTCCCAAGCGATATCTGCTGACTTTACAAGTAGCATAGCAGATGTTATAGTTTGAGCGCCTGATTTAATTTGACTCTCAAGGTTAGACAAAAAGTTTTCGGCATTGTC